GGCTTGGTCTTCAAGCGTGAGGCTCTCAAGAATTGATCGGATGTCATATGCTATTGAGCGTGAGTCAATCATCGTTTTTGCTCGCTCAAATTTATATCCAAGATTTATAAGAATGCTTTCGGGGATGTTCATTGTGTGTTTTCCTTTGTAAGAATTTGCAATTATCTGCAATTATTAAACGTGAGTCAATCAAATAAGTTGACAATTTTTATAAAATATTTTTCTCGATTTTTTTGGATTGACGCCAGGCGTGGCTACGCCTCGGCTGCAATTGATTTGTTGCCGATTTGTAAGCGTGAGTCAATCAAAAATTATTGATCTTTTACTTTTCTTGTCGGTTGTAGTATTCTTCTTTGGCATATTCAAAAAGTTTTTGTTGCACTTCTCCATCACTAAAAAAGTGGCTTGCAAAATCTCCTGATTCAATCCCAAGGCGTTGTTGAATTGTGAAAACCGCATCGTCTAACGCATTTTGCGCCAGTTCGTCTAATTCTCTTTCGTCTCTGATAAATTTTGTACGTTCGTCCATGATTAAGCCCTCTCAAAAGTTAAGTTTAAAAAGCATTCGTCCATGTTTTCATCAAAAAGCCCTCCAGTTATAAGAGGGCTATCAATTTCAACGTGGCTCAAATTGTCATTGGTCAAGAGCATGAGTATGGTTTTGCCATCAAGTAAAAACTCTTGAACATGGGCGGTACATCCTCCACCAGTTGACCAAACCTCGAAACCATAATCCTCAAGTGGTACAGAAAACCTCCCACAAGTTGAGATTGTGGGGTTGGTGATCTCAATCCCTTGATGGATGAAAAAGGGTTGCCCCTTTTTATTTAAAAATAGTTCTTTCATAATGATTCACGCACAATAGAATTTTGGAAACAAAAAACGTACCCATTCTCAACGTCTCCAAATCGCATGTTGGTTAAGTCCCATTCGAGCTTATGCTTTTCAATGAATGCTTGAACGGCTCTGTAATGTGCCGTTTCGTTACTTCCTGAGTAGTCATAGGGTATGGTTACACTCCAAGTTCTACCACAAGCCCAAGCCTTAACCCTTGCTCCTTTGGTATTGGTGCATGGTAAAAATTTAGTTTGAATTGCAATCATGATTTTTCCTTTATAAAAAGTTAATTGTGTGGGGTTCATCGGTATAAAGGGGGTCTTGCGTAAAATAAAGCTCTACTTTTGTGGGGCAGTCTTCATTTCCATAAAGAACAAAAGATTCAAATTTAAGATCTTGCCCTCCAAGATGGGTAGATCTAAGCCATTGGCAGTCTTCGGGTGTGTTTAAAAATATGTGTGACATTTGTTAAGCTCCATTAAATGAAAATTTGATTCGCTCTTCTTCGTTCATAAATCTGTGGAAGTTTTCCCAAAAAACCTCTTTAATTTTTGTTCTGTTTTTAGGATCGGAGACAATGTACAGTTCGCCCAAATAGTGGGCAAAGTTTGAAGAATCTTTAGCCATTCTTTTAGCTAGTTCTTCATAATTGGGTCGGTAGGTCATGGATTGGTACATTTTTCAATTCCTTTCAAATATCCATAAATAAAGTATTTCATTTCTTCCAAATTATCGGTGACACATAGAAAATCATCTCGCCCAATATCTTGGATAAATAATTTGTATCTAAAACCCCCACATTCGCGCATCTTCGAATCGGGATAGTCACAAAAAAGAGTTAAATAGATATCGGGTTCTATTTCTTTGCCCAATGAAGGGCATATATCATCTTTAAATGAGATATCTTTAAAGCCCTCAATTTCGGGTAGTGGTTCGGGATAATCAGGAAAAGCGGTTAAGTATTTCATCTAAAAAGCTCCTCTTCAAGTACTGAGCAAAACCCTAAAATGCCAAGTCCTAGGAAAACAATCCCAAAAAGCAAAAAGCCGTTTAGAGTGAATAAAACGCAAGTAATAAAACAAGCAATTGCTAGAATGTAAATAATGAAGTTAAGCATTTTGAATGCACTCCTCAATTAGTTGATGCGCCTCAATTAGGGCTCTTACTCTTTCACGATCCACAGAGTCTCCACAATATTCTGGATGTTTGACCATGATATAAACTGCTCTCAAAATTTGCCCATGCGTTGCAATTGGATAGATTCCACTATCATGCAAGTAAAACGATTCGCAATACTCTAAAAATTTTTGTGTGTTCATTGGTTTAATTTCCTTTAGTTTGATGGATTGTGAAAACAATCCCCAAAGCCTCGAAAGGCTTTAGGCATGGTTTTAGAAATACTCTCTCTCTCTGTAATAAAATTCTTTAAGCATTGAGTATTTTGGGTAAGTAGAGCTTCCAACATCAGAGAAAATCAATTCAATATCTCCAATAACACCATCGTCAAGATACATTGGCTCAATGCTATTGATGCAGTCTTCTATCGCATATTGTGCGGAATCGCCACATCCAAAACCGATCTCCCATCCATTCATTGTTGCAGTTACATTCATTTGATTTACTCCTTTAATATATTGCAATTATTTGCAATTATCTACACAACGCTACACATTGGTGTTAAGTTGACAATTTCAACAATTATTTTCTAGGTGCAAACCCTATGCAGCAAAATGTGTTACACATAATTGCAATAAATAACGCTATTTGCTTACCTGGTTAAAATATAGTAGATTTTTTGGATTTTCTCTGTTTGTTCTCTTATAATTCGGGGCACACATGAGCCAAAGGCGAAAGGGTTTATTTATGCTTAGCAAAGAAGAGATAAAACAAGGTCTAGGTGAGATACCATTAGAAAGAGTACTAAACACCAAGGGAAACTTAACACAAAAACAAAAAGCCTTTGTAAAAGAGATAGTGATCAATAAACAGAGTAAGACCAAAGCCTACAAGAAGGTCTACAAGTCCAAGATGAATGATAGAGCTATTTCGGTGAATGCTCATAAATTGTCAAAACAAGCTAATGTCTCACTTGAGATGGATCGCATACAGATGGCTTTGGATAGGATGGAATATTTTGGAGCTACTAATTTAAGGGCTTTGGTGGTAGATTCGCTCACCAAAGTGCTATTAGACGATGGCGCAAAGCATTCGGATCGCATCAACGCATCAAAGGTTATCGGTGAAATTACTGGGGTTGATCTCTTTAAACCATTACCACAAGACACTAAGGTAGTGACTTCTAAAGTGGCAAAGGATAACATTCTCCAAGAGATAAAACGACTCATCACTAATCAGAGTGACGATGTTGTTGATGTCGAGGCCCTGGGCTTGTTGGAAGAGCTCGCAGCCAGCACCCACCCTGGTGCCGCCCCCCCAATCGAGCAAGGGACTCCGCTCGATGATCTGCATACTATTCCTCTCAAATCATCCCACAGTACAACAAAAGACTTACAAAAAAATGACACCCCTGAAAACCCGTTTAAAATCAATGAGTTAAGAGATGATTCCGAATCATCATTACCCCCCCATGATGATTTTGATGACAATGGTGATGGAGAAGATATAGAGGAAACACCCCCCGTGATGAAAAGTGGTGGGTTCCATCCATGACACCGGCACAAAGTGAGGTTTATCAGATTATCAGGGAGTACTGGAAGATGTATTACTGTGCGCCGACCTATCGGGATATAGCGAGGATAAGGAAGAAGAGTGCGTTGGGGAATACGAGTCGGATCATAGAGAAGTTAGTGGAGTTGGGTGCGGTGAAGAAGAGTAAGGGTAAGAGATCTGTGCGGCCGTCTGATATGAGGTATAGGGATATATGAAGAAGGGCATACAGAATGAAGCTGGATGATTTGTTGGAGCAGTTAGAGCCTGCGCAGTATCAGGAGTTTATGGATAAGGTGAGGAGCTTTAGGGAGGCGGTTGATCGGGAGAAGGCGCAAGAGAAGTTTATGGATTATGTGAAGATGATGTGGCCTGGCTTTGTGGCGGGGAGGCATCATTCTGTGATGGCGAAGAAGTTTGAGGCTATAGCGAAGGGGGAGAGTAAGAGGTTGATTATCAATATGGCTCCTCGGCATACAAAGAGTGAGTTTGCCTCATACTTACTGCCGTCTTGGTTTTTGGGAAAGTATCCGAATAAGAAGGTGATTCAGTGTAGTAATACTGCTGAGTTGGCTGTTGGGTTTGGACGGAAGGTGAGGAACTTGGTGGGGAGTGAGCAGTATAAGACTGTGTTTCCTAATGTGAGTTTAAGGCAGGATAGCAAGGCGGCTGGAAGGTGGAGTACGAATGGAAATGGGGAGTATTTCGCTATTGGCGTAGGAGGAACGGTAACGGGTAAGGGTGCGGATTTGTTGATTATTGATGACCCGCATTCTGAGCAGGAGGCGGCGTTAGGTGATCCGACTGTATTTGACAAGGTGTATGAGTGGTATACATCTGGGCCGCGGCAGCGTTTACAGCCTGGTGGTTCTATAGTTGTGGTGATGACGAGGTGGTCTGAGAGGGATTTGACGGGTAGGATTATCAAGGATGCATTGAGTCGGGATAAGGGGGAGGAGTGGGAGGTGATAGAGTTGCCTGCTATTATGCCGAGTGGGAATCCTTTATGGCCAGAATTTTGGAGTTTAAAGGAGTTAGAGGCGTTGAGGGAGGAGTTGCCTCCTGCGAAGTGGAATGCTCAGTATCAGCAAAATCCTACTGGCGAGGAGGGTGCGCTGGTGAAGAGGGAATGGTGGAGGGTATGGGAGGCTGACAGTGCGCCTGCTTGTGACTTTATTATTCAGAGTTGGGATACGGCGTTTACTAAGAATGAGAGGAGTGATTATTCTGCGTGTACGACATGGGGGATATTCAGTTTGAACGAGGATCCGAATGATAAGCACATTATTTTGTTGGATGCGTTTAAGAAGAGGATGGAGTTTCCTGAGTTAAAGCAAGTGGCGTTTGAGATGTATAAGGAGTGGCAGCCTGATTCTTTTGTGATTGAAGCAAAAGCGGCGGGTAGTCCTTTGATATTTGAGTTGAGGCAGATGGGGATTATTGTGACGGAGTACACGCCTACAAGGGGAAATGACAAGTTTGTTCGCTTGAATAGCGTGACGGATCTGTTCAAGTCAGGTAAAGTATGGTGTCCTGACACTAGGTGGGCGTCTGAGGTTGTGGAGGAGATGGCGGCGTTTCCGAATGCGGAACACGATGATTTGGTAGATAGTTCGGTTCAGGCGCTGATTAGATTCAGAAAAGGTGGATTCTTAAGGTTGCATACAGATGAAGAAGATGAACCTATAGGATTTCGTAGACGGCACGTTTATTATTAAGGATTGATATGATTGACAACGCACTGTACCAAGCCCCTCAAGGAATTGAGAGTTTAGCGGATAGCCCAGATATTGAGATTGAGATTGTCAATCCAGAGGGTGTGAAGATAGATATGGATGGGGTGGAGATTCAGTTAGAACCCGAGAACGATGGAGAGGAAAGTTTTGACTCTAATCTGGCGGAGTTTATGACTGAGAGTGAGTTGATGAGTGTTGGCACGGATTTGTTGGAAGAGGTCGATGCTGATATCAATTCCCGTAAGGATTGGGTAGAAATGTTGGTGAAGGGCTTGGATGTTCTTGGGATGAAGTATGAGGAGAGGACAGAGCCTTGGAATGGAGCTTGTGGGGTATTTAGTACGATATTGACTGAAGCGGCGGTAAGGTTTCAGAGCGAGACGATCATTGAGACTTTTCCTGCGCAGGGGCCGGTCAAGACACAGATCATTGGCGCTATAGATAAGTTAAAAGAAGATGCAGCGGATCGAGTGGCTGAGGATATGAATTATCAGTTGACTGATGGTATGCCTGAATATAGGCCAGAGCATGAGAGGATGTTATTTAATTTGGGGTTGGCTGGGTCTGCATTTAAAAAGGTTTACTACGATCCTAGTTTAGGTAGACAGACATCTATCTATGTGGCGGCTGAAGAGGTGATTATTCCTTATGGGTCAAGTGGGTCTAGGACTAGTGAGCGTGTGACTCACATTATGAGGAAGACCAAGAATGAGATCAGGAAGTTGCAGGTAGCTGGTTTCTATAGAGATATTGATTTGGGCGAGCCGGTTCATTTCTATACGGATGTAGAAAAGAAGAAAGCTGAAGAGCAAGGATATTCTGTAAGTGATGATGACAGATATCAATTGCTAGAGGTGCAGGTTGATATTGATTTACCAGGGTATGAAGATGAGGATGGAATTGCGCTGCCTTATATTATTACGATAGATCGTGGTACGAATAATGTATTATCTATATATAGGAATTGGGATGAAGGAGATGAAAAGAGACTTAAGAGACAGCACTTTGTTCAATACGATTATGTACCTGGCTTTGGTGCTTATGGCTTTGGTTTCATTCATCTTATTGGTGGTTATGCAAGGGCAGGCACTTCTCTTATTAGGCAGCTCATTGACGCAGGGACTTTAAGCAACTTGCCTGGTGGGTTGAAGTCTAGAGGCTTGAGGGTGAAGGGTGACGATACGCCTATTGCACCTGGAGAGTTTAGAGATGTTGATGTTCCTAGTGGGAGCATCAAAGATAACATTATGACCTTGCCATATAAGGAACCTAGTCAAGTATTGGCGGCCTTATTGGAAAAAATTACCGATGAAGGTAGGCGTTTAGGATCTGTAGCGGATATGAATGTATCTGATATGAGTTCAAATGCGCCAGTAGGTACGACTTTAGCGTTGCTTGAGAGGCAGTTAAAGACGATGAGTGCGGTACAAGCCCGTGTTCATTACTCTATGAAGCAAGAATTCAAGCTTCTGAAAGATATTATTCGTGAGAATACGCCTAAGAGTTACAAGTATGACCCTGCTACGTCTAATAGAAAGGCCAAACAGAGTGATTATGACCTTGTAGAAGTGATCCCAGTCAGCGATCCCAACAGTTCTACGATGGCTCAGAGGATTATGCAGTACCAAGCAGTGATCCAATTGAGTCAATCTGCCCCCCAAATCTACAATTTACCCATGTTGCACAGGCAAATGATTGAAGTTTTAGGGGTAAAGAACGCTGATAAGTTGGTTCCGACCGATGAAGACGAGGTTCCACTTGATCCTATTAGCGAAAACATGGGATTTTTGAATGGAAAACCCACAAAAGCGTACATTTTTCAGGATCAAGACGCTCATATTGCGGTGCATACTACATTTATGAAGGATCCTATGATCATGGCGCAGATTGGACAGAATCCGATGGGTCAAAAAATTATGGCACAGGCGCAGGCACACATTTCTGAACACTTAGCATTCAGTTATCGCAAGAAAATTGAAGAACAATTGGGTGTTCCGTTACCTCCTCCTGGACAAAAAATGGATCCACAGTTTGAAGTTCAGTTAAGTCAGTTGGTTGCACAGGCATCTACACAACTTTTACAAAATAACATGGCACAAGCTCAACAACAACAGGCTCAACAGCAAGCTCAAGATCCTTTGGTACAAATGCAACAACAAGAATTGCAGATCAAGGCGCAAGATATGCAACGCAAGGCGGCTAAAGATCAGGCTGACAATCAAATTGCACAGGCCAAGTTGCAATTGGAAGCACAAAGGATTTTGGCTGAGAATTCAAGGGAGCAAGCTAGGTTGCAATCTTCTAATATGCAGAATGAACAGAAGATTAAGGCTGACGTCATCACAAAATTGAGGACGTAAATATGCAAAATAGTTGGCAGAGTAGTTTAAAGATTTTTACGCCAGAAGAATGTGTAATGCTGGCAAAAAGTTTTGACGAACACAAAGATTATTTATATGAGGATGACCAGCCTTACTATAAAAATAGTTATGGTGTTTTTAATCTGCCAGCTTCTTTGCCTTTTGTTGAAAGAATAACAAACAGTTTGCGAGCCAAGCATCCCAATATTAAGTTTGCCAATTCTTATATGCGCTCCTATACAAGGGGCAGTTATTTGAAGATACATACGGATCGAGAGGGATTGGATTTATCTTTGAGTGTATGTATAGAGGATAAGAATAATTTGGATTGGCCTTTAAATATAAGTGCCAAGAAAACTGACGGCATGGATTTGGAGGTCAATTTTGATAATTATAAAGAAGCGCATTTAGAGGCGCACATGAATGTGGGTTTTGGTGCGTTGATGAAGGGGCGTACTTATCCTCACTGGAGAGATGAGTTGTTATGTGGAGAGAAACAAAGGGCGCTATATATTTTTTACCATTGGACTATCGAAGAAGATAGTAGGGTAGAAATGAAAATGGAAAACCCAAACATGACTTTATATAAAGAGTTTATTACTCTGGATGAGTCTAAAGAATTGATTGAAATGTCTAAAAATAGATTGGGCAAGTCGCAAATATTAGATGAAAAGAATGGTGGTTATTTATTAAGTGATACACGCACAAGTTCGGTAGCATATTTTCAAAGAAATGAAACGCCATTAATTGCAAAGATTGAATCCAAGATTGCATATTTATCTGGATCATCAATAGAGCAAGGGGAGGGAATACAAGTTTTGAAGTATGAAGTTGGTCAAGAATTTAAACCACACCATGATTATTTCCCAGATTTAGGTATGCCTTATGAGCAGAAAGACAAAGGCGGCGATAGGATTGTTACTGCTTTAATTTATTTAAGTGAGCCGACATCGGGAGGAGAGACTTATTTCCCAGATGCTGGTGTAGAAATTAAATGCGTACAAGGAAATATGTTGATGTTTAGATACGATGATTTAAGCAAAGACACCAAAACATTGCATTGTGGCAAGCCTGTATTGAGTGGTGAAAAGTGGGTAGCAACAAAGTGGGTTAGAAGAAATGCATACAACTAGGAGAAAAAATTGACCAAAAAAGTATTGTTTGTTACGGCCATGAGATTTGGCGATACGCTTCATGTATTGCCTATTGCTTCTTGGTTATCTAAGAATCAAGACGTTAAGATTGATTGGGCATACCATGAAGAGATGTGTGGATTCACTCAGCCACTATTAGATATATTTGATGTTTCACCTTTTATCAATGCTCACGTTCCATTCAATTATGAAAAGTTGACTCGGTGGAAAGGTCGTGGAGTGATGGGGTGTTGGCGGCCTTATCACTTGATAGGGGAAGAAATAAATGCCAAGTTTAATAATTACTACGATGAAGTTTATTGTTTTGGATATAGCAAAGAGGCTTATGAGACGAGGAGCATGGGGTTCTTTACAGATCATTTTGCTGAAGAGCAAAAGCTAGGTGTTGATTATTCTTATAAGTTGGATTATGGCCAGCCCGATAAAAAGTTTGAACTGTTTCCAGTAAAGATAGACAAGATGTATGCGCCAGTATTGAAGGAAGTATCGGGTGCTGAGTTGGGTGGAGATGTCAGTATTATCAAGAATCTCCAATTAGCGGCAGGAGCTAAAGAAGTTATTACAACAAGAACAGGCGCAGCTATAGCGCTGAGTTTGGCGAGGATACCTTTTAAGATAAGGTTTTTGGATAGTGATTACGACTGGTACTTAAAAATTTGTCATCAAATAACTGGTGGCGTACAGAGGATTTAACATGGACGAAAGAATTTTTGACTATATAAACGACAAGATCAACGACCAAGTTGAGCTTACATCGAATTCTCTATGCGATGGCGCAGCTAAAGACTACGCTGAATATAGAGCATTGTGCGGAGTTATTCAGGGTCTACGATCCGCACAGTTAGAAATCAAAGACCTTGCACGCAAAATGAAAGTGGATGAAGACGATGAGTGAACTTTTAATCAGTCAAGATGGCGAAAATACAACAGTCTTACCAGAGACTGCGGAGGATAAGGCTAAGCAAATGCCAGATCCCCAAACCTTTCATCTTTTAACTGTCTTACCAGAGATAGATGAAGAGTATGAAAGTGGGTTAGTAAAGGCTGGAACAACGATGCACTATGAAGAAGTGCTGACGCCAGTTTTGTTTGTTATCAAATTGGGGCCAGATGCATATAAAGATGCAAATAGGTTTCCAAGCGGCCCTAGCTGTAAGGTTGGGGATTTTGTAATTGTTCGCCCAAACTCGGGTACTCGGATCAAGATTCACGGCAAAGAATTCAGAATCATCAAGGATGATATGGTCGAAGCAGTGGTTCAAGATCCTCGTGGCATTACTCGTGCTGCATAAGGAGATATCATGGCAGAAATCAAAGACGAATTTAAGTTTCCTGATGAGGTTGAGAATGAGAATATTGAGGTTGAGGTGGAAGCCGAACCCGAGATAGAAATCGTTGAAGATCGCACCAAGGAAGAAAAGAAAGTCGAAAAGTTTGTTTTCAAACCTAAAGAGGTTACAGAAGATGAGCTGAGCGAATACAGTGACAAGGTTAAGAAGCGCATGGGTGAACTCCAAAAGGGGTATCACGATGAGCGCAGAAGAGCTGAGTCTGCATTGAAAGATAAAGAAGAGGCGTTAGCCTTGGCCAGAGCTATTGTTGAAGAAAACAAAAAGCTTAAAGGATCTTTAAGTACAGGCCAACAAGCTTTATTGGAACAGGCCAAAAGGGTGGTTGCAAGTGAGGTTGAAGACGCCAAACGCAAGTATAAAGAGGCCTACGATGCAGGCAATTCTGATGCTGTTGTTGAAGCTCAAGACGCCTTAACTACGGCCAAAATAAAGCTTGACAAGGTAAATAACTTCAGACCCCCTGTACAAGAGGATCAAAATGAGGTACAAATACAACCACAAACTGTGGTCGATCCAAAGGCCGCTGCTTGGAAACAGGAGAATCCTTGGTTTGGAGATGATGATGAGATGACCAGTTTTGCGCTGGGCTATCATTCAAAGTTGATAAAGCAGGGTATAGATCCTAGATCCGATGAATACTACGAGAAGTTAAACTCTCGCTTACGCAACGTCTTCCCTGAGTCATTCGAGCAGGAAGATCCTGAACCCAAACGGGAACAGCGTACAACAAAGACGAATGTGGTAGCACCTGCTACAAGAAGCACATCTCCAAAAAAGATTACGCTTACACAAAGACAGGTAGACATAGCCAAAAGGCTAGGCGTTCCGTTGGAATTATATGCACGCCAAGTGGCGTCCGAACAAAGAAGGGGTGGATAATCATGAGTGACAATCGTAAACCAAGAGAAGCGGAATCAAGAGAACTAGCGCAGCGTCCAGAAGCATGGAAGCCGCCAGAGGTTTTACCTGAACCGAATCCACGGCCTGGTTGGACTCATCGATGGGTTCGTATTAGTATGCAGGGAAATTCAGATCCAGGCAATATTGCTTCAAAGCTAAGAGAGGGTTATGAGCCCGTCAGAGCAGAGGAGTACCCCGAAATGATGATGCACGCTACCGAAGAGGGCCGCTTTAAAGGTGGCATCGAAGTTGGCGGTTTGTTGTTATGTCGTATTCCAGAAGAGTTTATTGGTCAACGTAATGCATATTACGACAAACAGGCTAGAGCGCAGATGGAATCGGTTGACAATACGTTCATGCGAAACAATGATCCTCGTATGCCTCTGTTTAAAGACAGACGTAGCGAGGTAACAATCGGTCGTAATTAATCAAGGAGTCCATAAATGGCTTATCCAATCATTCCCGCAGCATACGGGTTTAAGCCAGTCAGTGAGTTCGGCGGTTTGGCCTACGCAGGTTCAACCCGTATGTATCCCATTGCTACTGGTTATAGCACTAATTTGTTCAATGGTGACATTGTTCAACTATCTGGCGGTACAGTTGTAACAACAACTATGTCCGCAGCCTCATCTCCTGCTACTCCCGTAGCCGGTACATTGGGCATTTTCTTGGGCGCTGAGTACGTTAACTCATCTAAACAAACTGTTCGTGGTCAATACTGGCCTGCAAGTACAGTTTCCGACTATGCAGTAGCATATGTTGTGGATGATCCTCGTACTGTGTTCAAAGCAGTGATGGTTGCTCAAGGTACTTCCTTGTCCAACACAGCATCAACAGTTGGCTATGCTAACGCTACTTTTATTGGTACTAACGTGTATGCCGTAACAGGTACTGCAGGTAACACCAATACTGGTGACTCAGCTATGGCAGTTTCTGGTGGTGTTGTCAGCTCTGGTACATCTGGTAACACTCGTGTTGCTACATTGCTACCTTTCCGTGTTGTTAGCTTGGTGCAAGACACAGCCGTTGTGGTAACTGCTACTGGAGGTAATGCAAACACCTCTGGATCTACTATCACTTTGACTGCATCTAATTCAGCTATTCAGCCTGGAATGCAATTGATTGCCCAAGGCGTAAGTGGTGTTGCTCAAGGTAACTACATTTCTGTAACCAATGTAAACGGTACAACCGTGACTCTAGGTTCCAGCATTGCAGTGCCAACAGGTACACAACTTTCTTTTGTCGGTTTCCCTGAAGTTTTGGTTACATGGAATGCAACATTCCAAGGTATGACCAATACTGCTGGCGTTTAATTAAGGAGCTAACAAATGGCTATTTCACGCGCACAACTATTGAAAGAGTTGCTCCCAGGTTTGAACGCTTTGTTCGGTCTAGAGTACGCTCGCTACGGCGAAGAACACAAAGAAATCTATGAGACAGAGACTTCTGAGCGTTCTTTTGAAGAAGAGACAAAATTGTCTGGCTTCTCTGCTGCACCAGTCAAATCTGAGGGTACTGCTCTTAGTTATGACAATGCACAAGAGGCATGGACAACTCGCTATAACCACGAAACCATTGCTTTGGGTTTCTCAATCACTGAAGAAGCGATTGAAGATAACTTGTATGACTCTTTGTCTGCACGTTATACCAAAGGCTTGGCTCGTGCTATGGCTTACACCAAGCAAGTTAAAGCTGCGGCTGTTTTGAACAACGCATATAACAATGCTTATGTAGGCGGTGATGGCGTGTCTTTGTTGAATACTGCTCACCCATTGGTGAATGGTGGCACAAATGCTAACACTCCTTCCACGGCTGCTGACTTGAATGAGACTTCTCTTGAGAATGCCGTCATTCAGATCGCCGCTTGGACAGACGAGCGTGGTCTTTTGATCGCCGCCAAGCCCAAGAAGTTGATTGTTCCTCCAGCACTACAGTTCGTTGCAACCCGTTTGCTCGACACTAAATTGCGTGTGGGTACAAACAACAATGACATTAATGCTATTGAGAACAATGGTTCAATCCCCGAGGGTTACACCATTAATCACTTCTTGACTGCAACTAATGCATGGTTCTTGACTACTGACGTACCAAATGGATTGAAGCATTTCATCCGTACACCATTGCAGAATTCAATGGATGGCGATTTTGACACAGGAAATGTCAGATATAAAGCCCGCGAGCGTTATAGTTTCGGATGGAGCGATCCACTAGGAATTTACGGCTCATATTAATCTTAAATGATTGATAAAGATTGGGGCTGCGGCCCCTTTCTTTTGTGTTATAATTACTGTATCAAAACTATGGAGTTGATATGGACTATCCAAGCTCAAGAGAAGAAGCAAAGAAAACAGGCAGTAAGTACTATTTCACTGGGCAGCCATGTAAACATGGACACATAGCTTTGCGTAAAACCAAAGGATCGTGTGTTGAATGTATAAAAATTGAGAACGAAAAAGCCAAAGTGACTAGAGCTGAGTACTTTAAAAATTACAATAAATCAGAGGCGGGGCAGAAATCAAAACAAGCATACTATGAAAAAAACAAAAGCCTTGTAATTGCTAAAGCTCAAGCCAGAACAGATGAGGACAAAAGAAGATACAAGAAAAGCCACAAGTTAAACAATCCAGATATGTACAAAGAGTTGACTAGTCTTAGAAGGCGTAGATTTCGAAACGCCACTCCCAAATGGCTAACGGCTGAAGATAGGATAGAAATAAGATTAAAGTACAGACTGGCTATTGAGCTGAGCAGATCAACAAATATAAGATACGCCGTTGATCATATTATTCCTATACATGGAGATACTGTTTGCGGCCTCCATGTGCCTTGGAATCTCCGTGTAATCACGCAAGAAGAAAACTTAAAAAAGTATAACAAACTTGTTGACACACCCAAAGAATAGTGTATATTCTGATTTATCTAGGATTTTTATGCATACCGCCAGCCCGCCTAGGGGTCATGTGCAATCAATTGGTATGTTACTTATTGCAAAGGAAATTTCATCATGGCACGCAGTACATTTGACGGCCCAATCATAAGCGGTGATAACCGTTTCGGCCCCCTTCGTGATATTGGATATACAGTTTTAGAGCAAGACTGCTATATTGATTTATCAAACACAACTCTTGGTACTGCTGGCTACAGCGGTGGTTCAGGACAGTTTGTTTCTTCCAATACCATCCCCAATTTGCAAGGTGTTGTATATACACCTAGTTCTACTTTTAGTACTACTGGCCCAACCGTACAGACTCTACCTGCTGATACATCTACTCAGGTGTATCGCGGCGTGGTAATGTATGTGCCCATCAATAGTCAACTCATTACTTTTGATATTGATTACATCTCTGCCATCACTGGCGAGAGCGGCGCAACATTGAGTAATGTGAGCGTGTTTGTTTCTAACAACTACACTGCTGGTGGCGGAACACCTGTTTACGCTACTGCTGCTCTTGGCACAACCACAGTGGGTACTGCTGGTCGTCAA